TTTAATTGCATCTGGAAGTCAAATTCAGTTTGCATTAACGCTTTCTTCAACTCAGCCTCCATTTGTAATTTTTGAATATCAAAAGCTATTTCAGCTTCCTTTACTGCGATCTTAGATTGAGTTTGTGATTGAGTTGTTTGCATAGCTAACTGAGCCGCAGCCTGTTGCGCTTGTTGTTGCATTTGAGCCTGTTGCTCTGCCTGTGCTGCTTGAGCTTGTTGCTCCGCCACTTGTTTAGCTTTTCGTTTTACCTTAAGTAATTGATTTGCCATTTTCAAGTTTGCAATTTCTCTAATATCAATAGCATCCTCAAGATTAATATCTTGCTTAGAAAGAGCCATTTGTATGTTTTGTTCCAACATAGCTTTCTCTTCTTCATCTGGGGCCATCTCAATAAATATACCAAAGTCATGCATATATAACTCTTTTATATCCTCAAGGATACCTAAATTATATTTACCGATCTGCATTGCAAATTCATCCTTGAAGTCTGCATACTCTAAAATATCAGCAGTCCTAATAGATAGACACTCCGCTAACGTTCTCGTGATATATAAACTTGCATTTAATATATGGCGAGTTGCTACATTAGAATTTAATGCTGCTAACTTCTGAACACCAACTAAAGAATTAGGGTCAGGACTTGATCCATCTCTCGCTTCATTTAATCCCGTTACAGTTCTAATCTGATCTAAATAATGATTATAGTTTCCAATAAGCATTTGCATCTTACTAGCTCCACTATTTGCTGTTAACTGAGTAATCGGAACTCTTGCGTTATTGTATTCTCCATCTTGAGTATAGCTTCGCCCTATTACACTACCTGTTTGAAAGTAAAGACGCAAAGCATCTTCAGGGTTGTAAGCAGCTCCAGTACCTAAGTCAATCTCATTCAATCCATCGGCATCAATAAATACACCATCTGGAACAACACGAGAAACTACTTGTTGTATTTTCAAGTGAGTCATTTGAATTAAATCTGCAAAAGGAATCATTCGTCTAACTAAAGACTCTAAAGCTCCTTTATACATTTTAGGCGCACATGCTATATAATTCGGCATTGCATATTGGCTTGCTGATTTTGGTCTTACCATATTCTCTCCCAATTTCCATTGAAGCATAATATTAGTACCCATTACCATTACACCATCATACCAAACATCAATAGTCTTTTCTACTTTCTCAAAACCTCCTTCTTCCATCATTTCTGGTGGAGGATTAAATTGATCATCTTTTTCTACAACTTTAAAAGTGCCATCAGACATCTTCTTTTTCTTGTAAACAAAAGTATGTGTTGTTTTATAATTAAAATATAATAATGTTGCCGTCTCTCTTGAAAACACATTGTTCGCTTCTTGCGCTCCATTGTAATAATTATACCAAGACTGGCTATACTGAGATATCTCTGTTAAGTCCTCATTAGTCAAGGTTGGATCTATCTTAATAAGTTCCGTAATTGGAACTGTTTTAATTTCTCCCCAATAGAAACAATCCTTTAAATAAGGGTCTTCTGTATAACTATAAACCACATTAGCAGGATCGACATACTCTACTTTTACTCCAGCTCCAGGTAAAAACATATGTTTTCCAACACCTATTCCTAAAGTAGTAATATCATAATCAATTCTTTTTCTGGTATCATTATAATGATTTGCAGAAAATATAGTATCAATAGCTTCCTCTTCAGCGATCTCAATTGCTGGCTTATATTTCATTTGCATGAAAAGCTCTAGCTCTTGATCGTTTTCTGGTAGCTCTGCTTCTTCAGTTTGAAATACATCAATCCCGAAATCTTTTGTAATTTGTTTTAATAATGGTTTTGCAATCATATCACCTTCAACCATCTCTTGAAATTGATTTCTTTTCTCAGCAGAAAGAGCATCTTGTGCAGTTGCTTTTACTTTGAAGAGTCTATCATTCATTCCATTAACCACAATATCCACAAACTTTGGAATAATAGGAACTGGTGTCCAATCTAAATTAAGATAAGACAAATCCCCGTCAACAGAAATTTCGTTTTTATACTTACCAATAGACTGCTCTCCACGAGCATATAGTCTTAATTTGTTAAATTCACCACGTTGAGAGTAAAACCGACAAGAGCCGCCATCATTTCTAAACCATTCATATTGTATTGACTGTCCTATCTGCAATCCATACTCCATTGTATCCTTAACCGAATCTGATGCGAATTGGTCGGGAAATGAAGATGCATTTACTTGTATTTTTACGTCTTTCATTTATTTAAGTAATTGACTAACTGAGTTTGTGTTATTATATCTCGCAAAGTTAATGCTTATTTTCGATTTTTCTTGAGCAGGTGTATATAAGTGTTTTTGATTCGCCATAATAGCCAACCCTGAACTAATAGAGGCATCAAACTTTGTTCGATTATTTATATCAAACTTTGCCCAATCTTCTAAAGTATTTTGAAAATACATTATTCCCATATCATCACTATCTCTATAATTTCCTACCAAATCTAAACCCACATGTTTTTCTATATATGACTCTATAGCTGAAGCATGTGACTGCTTTACGTCTTCACTTGAGTTAGGTATTCCACCTAATTCTCTTTCCGTCTTAGATAATTTATTAAATGTTTTATCAGGACGATTAATACTATAACCCCTGTAACCTCTATTCTTTAAATGATATAACAAACGAGGTTTATTATTCTCACATAGAATGGGCATTCCATAAAACACACAAGCCATCAAAACCTCTTCAAAGAATATCTCTGCCGTTTGCGGGCGTGCTATATACTCTAAGAAAAATTCATTACTAGGAGCATTATCCATATTGAATTTAGTTAGTCCATGTAAAGAACCATTAGACCCTTTACCAACAACTACTCCAGATATATCATATGAATCACAACCAAATGAACCAACATGTTCATTCCCTGGATACTTTCTCCCGTTTTTTATTATAACATTATTTTGTAATGCTTTTTCTGGTAACCAAGTTACGAAAAATCTTCCTCTTTTATCAGGCGTCCAAATAACCCTCGTATCTTTAATCCCATTATGCCAAGAAAACGAACCCTGAGTCATATACTGCTTCATTATTAGTGAATCATTATAGTCAATTTGTTGGTATATCTTAGTAAGGTTAAATAGAGATTGTTTACTCTCATCTCTAAAAGCATGAGACTCTGTTCTCGGAAACTGTCTGTAAAATTCATTTAATGCATCTGGATCACTCGCCAATGAATCTACTTCATTCTGCCAATAATCAATAGCGCCTTGAGTAATCATTTCTCCGTCAATACCTTTCAAGGGTTTTTTAGGAGTGTTAAAAACAGGCATCCCATAAAGATCGATAAATCCCTCCATATTCCATTCCATTGGAATAAATAAATTATAGAGACCACTTTTAGTTTGACCGTTTGAGTTACGCTTTGTGCAATCCGAATCGTAGTATAGTTTTTTGAAGTTAGCACCACCCTTATCTAATGCATTTGAGGTCGAACCCATCATACATTTACCAATGATCTTACTCCCTAAACGTAAACAAGTTTTGGTAATTCCCCAGTTTTTTATTATATTGTTTGGTTTCTCCCATTTACCACTCTCATCATGTACTAATAGTTTTAACTTTTCCCCATCATAACTATTGTCTCCTGTATTCTTCCAGTCAATTGTGGTATCTAATCCTTCAACTAAATTCACATCTTCCTCATACATGTTTTTCTTAGTAATCTTAGACGCAGGAACTCTAAAAGCTAATTCAGTTTTAGGTTTATCCATACCATCTTGGATCGGTTTAAAGAAAAAAGGATAATTATTGGAGATTGGTACAACCTTATCTGTAAACATTTTCTTAGCATCAGCACCTGTCTTAGAGAGTATACCAATCCTAGCATCTTTTGTAATTGTACCAATATTAGCACACTCTTCACTCCCCATATAGGAGAACCCAGAACGTCTAATTTTTAGATAACTATTTCCAAAACTTCTTTTATCTGCTTTACATGCTTCCCAGTGAATATAAAATATTCTATTTGCCTCCCTAAAGTCTGGAAGCCCTACATCTATTTTTGTATGTTGTACATACATCCAGTGAGAACCTGTTATATAAGTAGGTTTACCATTATTCATAAACCAATAACCTTCCTCTCTATAATCAAATTGACTCTCAATGTAATCTACCCACTGGTTTTTAAAACTAGCAGGAGCATTATGCCACTGAAATATAGATTTTATTTTGTGAAGTTGTTTGGGAATTCCTTCAGCTTCCCAGTACTGTTCTTCTTTTTTTTTAGATCTTTTAAATACGTCTTCAGGAATCTTAGGAAGAGCAACATTTAAACCTTGTATACTAATAATTTGACCAATCTCACCAGTTCTAGAAATAACAACAAAATTATACTTTTCATTATACCCGTACTGCCATGCTTTCGCTTTGTTTTTGTAAGCCAAAACATTATTGGGAACTAAATTAATAAGTTCAGTGTATATTTTATTATCTTGATCTTGACTCAGCAAATCCTTTTGGCGTGTTATTTGTTTTATTATCTACTCCATCTATTAAATCTTTCTCCTCTTGTATTCTTTTTAAAATCTCGAATGCATCAAATATAGCTAACTTTTTCGTAGCTGCTGCATTTTTTAATTTATCTGCTGCCAATTCATCATCTTCGCCATACTTTATAATCTGCTCTTCAGCAACCTTAATTAACTGCATAACTGCTTTCTCTCCTGCTTTTATTATCTGTAATTTAATCTTATTTACATCCATCTTATTTAAACTTATAAAACATTACAAAAACTTTTCTACCTTCTTTCCATCCCTCATTAGGATATTTACTATGAAAATAATTCGCAGGATATGATAATAATCGATTAGGTTCATATCCGATAACAGATTTTAAATTCCATCTGTCTAATTCGTTTGCGTCTAAATTTATAGTCTCATCATACTCTGCATCTGTAATTTCCAAAGGAAGTTCCTTCCCATATACATTATGTTCCCAAAAAGCAGTTCCATGTAAGTCTGTACGCTCTTTAGGAGACAGGTAAAGAACTAACGCGCGATCAGGACGTTCTCCGTTCACATTTAAATCGGAGTGTATCCTCCAGCTTGTATCGAGTTTATCTGTAGCCACCCTAAAGAATGATAGAATATTAACTAACTCACACTTCTCTATCTTTTCTAATCTTGAAATTATATAATCATTAAAGTCTTGATCAGATTCCTGAACATAGAAAAATGCATTCCCTACATCCGTCTTGATAAATTCATTTGAGTCTATATGTTTATTGACTATTTCAAAAAACTCCTCACCTAAGAAATTATCTTTTGCATAAATCATAAGACCACTGTTATATTGTCCGTAAACATTCTATAAAGAAGCTCATCATCAACCATAAATTCATATTCTGACTCTGGCTTATATAAAACCACATCACCAATACTAACTCCTTTATCTAATAATTCTTGATTGATATACTTTACAGTTCCTGTTAACGGCTCGTATTTACAACTCTTCTTAACATAAGAATCTTTTACTTCCAAAGGCTTAATAAAACAATATTTATCATACCCCATCCAACCTTCAGAATTCTTGTACATATAAAATTGATCTACATCTATAAGAAATAAATCATCTTTAAAGAAACTTTTTCCACTCTTTCTATTCCCATACATGTCGTTATAAAATTTAAAAACATTATGATGAACCAAGAGAGTATCTCCTTCTTTTATTGGGCCGTTATATTTTATTGGGGTCGCTACAACTGTAGCAAAACGATTAGAAGACTTATGGTCTTCCTCAGAGGAACTTGTGATAAATTCCTTCTCTCCGTATTGTTTTACATTGTCATATCGTCTACCCTTTTCCGGACGGACAATAAAACTATAAGGTGATTGCATTTGATTTTATTTAGCTTTTTCTAAAGTGTCTTCCGTTTTTAAATCAGGTTTGTTATCGCTTATAACATAACCCTTTTTATCCTTGAAAGAATCATAAAGTATGTCCTTCCAATCTTTTGGAGTTTCTTTCATTTTTAGAAATTTATATTATATTCTAAAGAAATAGGCAATGTACATTTAAATTCCTTCCATAATAAAACCTCATTATCTCTTACGATCCAGATCTTATAAGAATCCTTATCGTGAAGTATATGTTGAATTATATAAGACGCCCCAAGAACATTCTGGCCAACGATATAATGCATTGCGCCTGATTTATAATCTGCTCCTATAGAGATTTTCCTTATGTCCATGTTATGTTTAGCTGATAGCTTGAGTTGTTATAACCCCTGAATTACTAACAAACAGCTTCCATACACCACCA